CCTCAACTTCAACCTCTTCCTCCTCCTCTTCGGATTCCTCAACTTCAACCTCTTCCTCCTCCTCTTCCGCAGATTCCTCAACTTCAACCTCCTCTTCTTCCTCTTCCTCCTGTGCTTGTCGCAACTCCTCCCGTCGCTCCTCCTCCCACCCCTGTCGCAACTCCTCCCGTCGCTCCTCTGGAAACCCCTGTATAAGTCTCTCCTCCTCCTGTCGCTCCTCCTCCCACCCCTGTCGCAACTCCTCCTCTTCTTCTACCTCTTCCTCTTCAGCAGATTCCTCAACCTCTTCAATAATATATGGAATATGTTTATTGTCAGCATCCTCAGACAACTCATATACAATATTTTCATCAACCTGAGGTGAAGTGTTTTGTGACATATCAACAACTATTTTTTCTTTTTTAATTTGAATGTCTGGAATTGGACGGTTTGAATTACTACAGCCACAACAACAAGTCTTTGTAGATACGGATTGTCTGTCAAACAATGTGTCAATTATTTTTTTTAACATAGCATTTTCCTTAACAAGTGCCTTATTTTCTTTGGTTAACCTACTAACACACTTAAGTGTTTGCTTAACTATAGGTATTTGAGAAATAGCCTTGTAATTATCGTTAAGTTCAGTGTTGGATACCATGGTTATAATGTATTATATTTTAGTATTAACATCTTATTATATCATTTTCAATTTTATATTTACCAATATACATTTACCCATTCCGTAGGGAATAAATCGGTAGTATTATGCGTTAGCGATTTACCAAACCATTTATTCGGATAATACACAATTTTCTTATCATTTGAGTTGAAATACGCACCCCACCAACTATATGTGCTATTTGCAATAATGTTATGTGAACATACGCTCATAATAAGCATTTGTTTCCAATCACAGATTGAATCGTCAACTTTAACAAATTCTATATTTCGAAACATACCTGATAGACGGTTAATTATCAAAGATACTTTTACATTATCTGTATCTTGGCAAAAATACAAAACACGGTAATGTTTATCTTTATGCATAATCAAATTACAAATAGCATTGTAATAATAACTAAATGGCATAATTGGGTGACAATCTTGAATATTAACGTAATCTCCTAGTCTAAAATGCATACTAACCGTTTCTTTGTCAGAGAATAAATCAGTATATTCATTTTTAATCGCGGTCTGTTGTTCTTCCAGCTGTATCATTGTTTTAATTGTATTCCAATTTTTATTAAAATACTTATAACTTTGATAATACCCGTGTAGTAACATTTTGGGACCTTTTGGTTTTGGTATTTTTTTATATTTGAACATCTTCTCATTATATACGGGCATTGACATTAATGATTCATTAGTCTCTTTATACAATGGGTTGTATGTTGTCATATTTCTCAACCCAATTAAAAATGAATTCCAATATGTGTTACGTACAGTTCCTGTATGTAATTGTTCTGTATATGGTAATATAATATCACACGTATTTTCTAATCCATATGATATAGTAGTAAATATTTGAAAAAGTTGATTTCCAAGCCCACCCATAGGTTTAATAGATACTGTATTTGTCATTATACAGTATCTATGATAATCCATTTATATCATTTCTTACAATTTTACGAAAATTATAGACCAAAAGTTTCTTTGATAAGTTCACTCTTGCTTGGTCCTTTCTTTTTCTCGCTTTGTTTTTTTACTTTATATACCCCTGTATTATTAGCTGTTCCAGCAGAATAATTATTCATAAAGTCTTCGTTTTCCTCGTGCAGTTCAGGTAATATTCGCGTCATAGGCTTATCAATAACCAATAACATATGGTCTGATTTCAACAGTTTTCTATATTCTTGTATTGATAAATTGCCGTAAAACTTATCCAATAAGTAGTATGGATTAGGAGCAGGCTTAATATTCTTTTTGAAATTGTAAACTTTCCCATATATTTGATTTAACAAATGATATCTTTCAAACTTAACAGAGTCGTCTATATTTTCTTTCATTAAATATGCTGCGGCACATTCTGGGCGACAAAATGAACCATACCCCTGCATTTGATTATCTAAATTATGTTTTGGAATATAACACGACGGATTATCATATTCATATGTGCACCAAAAACAAGCGGAATTCTTGTCGGGATAATCTGATTTATATAATTGTAATTTAATTTCTTTCAATTTCATATTAATATCTTTCATACTTATATTATCAGTATCAGTATCAGTTACCCCCTGTGGAACGGGGTCATTGTCAATTAGTCCTTTACATAGACTACACGTAGTATCTTCAGTTACACATACCTCATTATGTTCGGTGGCGGGAAATACCGTAGTTGGGTCGGTTGAATCATATACAGAAAAATGATTAGTAATATTAGTATCATAACTAGTCACTGTTGGTGGTGCCAATGGATTATATTGTAATGGGTCATTTACATAATGAGAGATATTGGTATTATGTGAAGACATATCATCCATAGAACATTTCAAATGTAGAATTATATTAGTAATAGTATTGGTTTCGTCGTTTATATCATCTGGTTTTATTATCAACTTTCCTCCTTTGGGTTTTCGTCCTCGTTTCTTAGGTACTTTTTCTTCTACTGGGGTATCTATACTATCGGTTGTTTCAGACTTTTTTTTACGCCCTCTCTTTTTTTTAATAGGTTCTTCAGGTGGTAAATCCATATGACGTTTTATATAATAATTAATTCAAATAACTTTATATTGTTTATTAAATGTATTTGACGTAATATACGTAAGAAAAGGGTTTATATTTTATGTAATAATATTTTTAGTTAGAATAACATTCGCGGCACATGGGAGCATAATTACTAGAACCAATAACGACTTGTTGTTCTTCAGTAGATAATCTCTTTGAAAATATTGCGTGCCCTTTGCACTTAACACATTTCGCTTTTAATTTTATAATATTATCGCATAAAGGTATCAAGTCTAATAGTTTACCAAATTTATTACGCTGAAAATCTCCATCTAACCCGCATATATATACCTTTTTTTTGTATTTTTCAACAAGTTCATATACAGTCTCATACAAGTCTGGAAAGAACTGACCTTCATTAATAAGTATAATATCGGAATTTTGTATCATATTTTCTTGACACACTTCTTTGATGGTGTTTGAAAATACACATGGTATCATAACCTGGTCGTGTGTAGATAACATAGAGTCGTGATACCGCGTATCAGCACTAAAATTAATGACCTTAATATTTACATTGTTAGCATATTCTGTATTATATACGTCTATCAACCGAGTAGTTTTGCCTGAAAACATAGGTCCAATGATTAATTCTAAATATCCGCTTGTTCTGTTAGACATCCCTTTCTTATATTGTCTTGTAGATTATTACTATATGATTTTTATAAAATATAAACCAACCTACTAAAAATCAATTTTTAGATATTCTGGTTGAACTGACATAAATGGGAAATTGTATATAATCTATATATGACAAGTGTTACACAAAGCGTTCCTTGGGTTGAGAAATATAGACCTAGTGAATTTTCAAATATTGTTTTAGACCCAACAAACCGAACTATATTTAAAAATATAATTAATAAAGATTATTTCCCAAATTTATTATTCTATGGTCCTCCCGGGACTGGAAAAACAACCACCATTATTAATTTAATAAATGAACATCAACGAAAACATAGTAAGATAAATAAAGAAAATGTCATACATTTAAACGCGTCAGATGAACGTGGCATTGATATTATTCGTAATCAAATTCAGCAATTTGTAAGATCAAATAGTTTTTTTGAAGTAGGTATTAAATTTGTAATATTAGATGAAGCTGATTATATGACAAAAAACGCACAACAAGCATTAAAGTATTTAATGCAGTCAACGAATTATAATGTTCGTTTTTGTTTAATATGTAATTATATAAGCAAATTAGTGACATCATTACAAAGTGAATTTATATGTGTACGATTCGACCAACTACCTGAACCTGAAATTTACAAATTTATAAAGAATGTCTCCAATCATGAGAAATTACAATTATCTGATATTGATATACAAACTATTCAAAAAACATACAGGTCAGATATTCGTAGTATGATAAATTTCATACAATTAAATCAAAATTTATCAGAATGGAGTGGCAGTATTATTACTAATGATAGTTGGAACCAAATATATGAGCTTCATCGATTCGAAAAAGTAACAGAATTAAAAGAGTTGATTCAATATATTAGTATAAAATATAACATAGACAAGAAAGGAATAATGATAAAGTATTTCAATTACATTATTCGTAATAAGATTCATAATACAACCCCATTATTCTTAGATAATATAGAGGTAATAACACATTCAGATAATGCTGACTTAAATTCAATTGTAGACTACTTTTGTGTAAATTTTACGGGTAGCTACATATAAAATTGAAACAATATAAACGTATCTATATTGTTTTAATAGTAAATATAAATGGATAATATGATTGATGATGAATGGAATAATTTCATATCAGGCCAAGATACGAACGAGTACGATTTTACATCACTCACTATGCCAACAACAAATAAGAAGGAAGATAGCAGTTATAATAAGGTACACAATACTATTGTAGACGAAATTACCGGAGATGTCCCTAAGTGTGAAGATTTGTACATATCAACAACCACTAAGGTATTGTTTTTAAACCAACCTATAGATATTCAAACCATATTTTGGGAACTTCCAATAATTGATTATTGGAAACCAGAGGAAGGGGTTCTAAAAAAACAAATAAAAATAGTTTCAAAAACGCCAGAAGAATTAGATTGTTATAACCGTAAATTGGAGAATATAAATTATTATAATGAAGTGATTATTAAACAGATAAATACACCAGACGCAAGGCGAATCAAATTCAAAGACGAACGTAAAATCACAATAGGAATGTCTAAAAAGGACATAATGACGTGTCGAGGTAAGGTCAAAAATGCGTTTTACAATTGCTTTGCTCTAATTTTGAGATTCAAATTTAAAGAACAATATCGTGAGATCCACGTGAAAGTGTTTAATACTGGTAAACTAGAAATACCCGGAGTATTAAACCCACAAATGTTAAATATTGTAAAAGTCATGATTCTAGAACTATTGACACCATATATTATCGATATCCCGTTAGAATTTTTACCACACGATATAGAAAGTAATGTTTTAATAAATTCAAATTTCAACTGTGGATTTTATATTGATCGTGATAGGCTACATAATATATTACGTAGTTCCACATATAATATTGAAACTGCGTATGACCCGTGTAGTTATCCAGGAGTAAAATGTAAATTCTATTTCAATCATGAACTTGGGTTTGATACGACCCAGCAACACGGAAAACTGATACGTTCGGACAGAACTATGAAAATGAGTGAGCTTGACAGCGCAAAGAAATATTCAGAGATTTCATTTATGATTTTTCGTACAGGGAGTTGTCTTATTGTAGGTAATTGTACGGAACGTATATTAAGATTTGTTTATGATTCCATAAAACAAATCCTACACGACGAATATTATAATATCGCAGTAAAAAATGTGACTTCTGAACCAAAGATAAAAAAAGAAAAGATTAGAAAAAAGATAATTACATTAACCCGTGAATACTTAGATGAAATAATGAAATAACCTTTCTGGTTTTAATCATATAACCAAGTTATAAACTCATCTGTGCTAAGTGTATTAAATTTTTGTTTAAATATAGTATTCCCCACTGATATTTTTTTAAAGACAACTTCATTTTTTTCTTGTTCGGTAATTGAACCACTACGTATACGTTTATTTTTTTCACTTTTAGATAACATTTTACTTAAGAAATCAATATACTTTTCTTGAGTGACTGGAAAATGTTGATGTATATATTCTAGATAATATGTAGTAAAGTCTAAACGTTCAATATTCACCAAATACATTTTAAAAAAACGGTCGCATATTTCAAGCCTAAAATTAAAATCATACAAGTAATTATTCCAACATAATACCGTATTTATAAACTTTGATATACGTATAAATAGGGTTCTCCATTCTTTATCGTTAATATTAACTGGTTCGGAAGAGTGTGACATAATGTTAATTAGGGCATTTGTCTTTTCACTTTCATTTCCATCGTGAATATCAAAAATCGCTTTTTTATAAACGAACATAATCGCATCTTTATGATTTAATCCATTCATAACGTGAGATTTATTTACTTGCTCTATATATTCTATAAAATAATGATATGTCTGCTGTGCTTGATAATACGCCTTATCTAATTGTTTTGTTTTTAATAATGTGTATTCAAATACACGATGAATTGCATTTATACCTACAGATAAACTTTGGTTAGAGTGTTTTGAAGTGATTATTATCTCGGATGATTTTATTTTATCGATAAAATCCTTTAAAACATCATAATAAGTTTCTATAATCTGCTGCTTATTTGTTTTATACCCGCTCATCAAGAGTTACATAATATGTATATTTAAGATTCAAGAATTACACGTAAATTAACACTAAACATACAAATAT